CCTCTTAGTGCTACGGTAGAGGCACGAGTTGGAGTAAGCATTACTCCAGCCAATACACCGCCATAATCTGACGCAGAGACCCTAGCTTCTTTAAAAGCTCCCGGCACACCCTTAACGGCTTTATCAATTTGAATTAATTCTGATGTAAAAAAACCTGTGGCAACAGCAGAGCGATGTAATGAAGCAGGATAATCTCTGGCTACATCATTTGCCTCTTTCATCCTTTCAGCATAAGTTTTTACGCCACCAGAAGTGGTATAAAAAGCTGTTCTAGCAACATCCTCAGTTTGTAATAGTTTTTTTAATGAAGTATTTAAAACACCGGCACTTTGTGACAGACTAGAAATAGACTCAGTTGCATCTTTTGTGGGATCAATTAAATTTCTAACTAGCTGGCTTGAAATAGTTGATAAGACAGTACCCATAACTTTAGTTAAATTTGATGCTCCAGCCGCACCAGCAGTAAAAAAGTTTTTAAAAGCATCTGTTAATCCGCCAAGATCAATACCAGCTTTTTGTAATCCTCCAGAAATTTTAGTGATCTTGGTGTCAAATTCTTGCATAAATTTAGAAGCAGAAACGGCCACATCACCAATCTCTTTTACTTTCTTTGTAGTAGATATAGCGGCATCTCCTAAAGTTTGTAAGCTTTTTTTTGTTTCCTCTATTCCACCTACCGGTATTATTGGCCCCACATTCATATTTTATTCTCCAAATGGAATGAATTCTACTTCGTCAAGATCATCATAAATATCTAATGGACTGATTTTATGAGCCTTCTCACCTTGCATATTATCGATATCAATTTCTCTTCCAAAAAGCTCTTTGACAGTTTGCTCAAACTCTTCATCAGGAATATCAATCGAATTCTCTCTCGCATTTCTAACCTGGTCGACGGCTTCTGGATTTTGGAACGCAGCATTATGTTCAGCAACATCTCTTAATAATTCAAATTTATCTATTTCGTCCTGTTGAAGCATCAAATTATACCATTCTAATTGTATGTTGCTAACATTACGAAAAAATTTGCTGTCAACTGGAATTTTAAGTGTCTTACAAATGAGCCATCGGAGCCGTTGACCTGGCTCCTTTATTATTTTTTTAATTCTGTACCAAAATCAGTATTTGCTCGTGTAGCCATTTCATTATAAAAATCCATTAAAGCGTGAATAACGGGCCATTGAAAATTAGAAATAATATCTTTTTTTAATACCATAACATCATCATCAATATCTTCAATTAAATTTTCCATTGGTATATTATTAACAGACTCTATGGCATGAGCTAAAATGGCTGAACTAAGAGATAAATATTTAGAATTATCTTCTACAAAAACTTTTTGTGCGTCCTCTCCTTCCATTTTACCAAGTGAGTCTCCAAATGTTTTATAAATGCCGCTCAATTCAACAGCACTTAATGTTCTCATTTTAAACAAGACTTCTCCAATTTTCAGCTCGTCAGTAATCCGTCCAAGCTCTAATAATTGAAAAAGGTCATTCTTGTTGATTGTTTCTTCTTCCTTATTTGGATCTGAAGACCCAAATGTTTTGTGAGTTATTTCCATAATACACTACTCCTTTATTAATAAGAGATGTGATTAGAAAAAGGTAGGTTAGTTAGAAAATGCTGCGTTGATAATTCCAGATGCATCCATTGTTCCACGATAACTTCCTTTGTCCGTGTCACGCTCTCTATCCTCTATTTGATAATTAATTCCGCGAGCGCCACCTTGTGCAACGTTCTCGCTATTGCGGGTTGTACTTACATCTTCTGCCGATAGGTTTGCATCTTGAGTAATAATATAATCTCCTGCATCATATGTAACATTAATGCTACTAAACCAACAATTAACAAATCTGTGAATAACAGACAGTGAATCATCCCCGCCAGTTCTATCGATTACTAAAATTTCAAAAGGTATTCTTTGGGATTTAACATTAACAAATCCTCTAGCAAAAGCCTCAGCTATACTTAACTGATCGAAAACAATTCTGCTAACAGTTAAATCAACTTCTGGTGCAGATTTTGGCACGATCTCCAAAATACCATCTAGCCCTATTTCCTTAACTCTTTCAAGTGTTCTTTTTTGACTTACAGTTAATTTTTGAATAGCGCCTACTGTTTCTGTACCAGCCTTGATGATAATCTGAGTTGACAGACCAGTTGAGATTTTGCTATTTAATGTGCTCCCGGTTAGTGGATAATTAGCCATTTTTTATATTCTCCTGATTGAATTTTTTTATCTTGGTGTTCCTGCTCCAAATAACTTTCCGGCAGAAGCCAGAGCGTCCTTTATATCTGTAGTAACGCCCGAATTATTAGAAAATGTTGATCCTGCAGGATCAAGTCTTCCTTGATAGCCTTTAACGTCGGTTGATCTTTCAATTGAATCGAATTCATACCCAATTCCATTTATTCCGCCGATAGCAGCACTTTCTCCCATTCTTGTAGTAGTTATTTTTAAACAATCAAATGACGCTGTTTGTATAACTAAAAAATCTGATGATTTATATGGTGTAGCTATGTCTGTAAACCAACAACTATGAAGTGTATGTAATACAGCAAGACTTCCATCACCCTGTTGCCTATCAATAATTTGAATATCGAAAGGTATTCGCTGAGCCTGAATATTGAAAAATCCTCTAGCAAAAGATTCTGTTATACTAAGACCATCAAAAACAATCCTTGTAGCACTAGCAGTAACATTTGCTGCTCCCTTGGGGTGATTTTCTACAAAGCCATCAGTTCCTATTTCTTGCCATTTAACAGTAGGTCTATTTTGTTTAATATCTAAGGTTTGTAAGGCTCCTACAGAAGTATTACCAACCTTTACCGTAATGAGAGTAGAAAGCCCAGAAGTTATTTTTCTATCTAAAGAAGATCCTGAAATTGGATATTTTGGCACTAGTAAGCTCCCATATTATACATTTTATGAACTCTGCTCGAAACATTTAAATAATTCGATCTTGTCTGATAAATCATCAAATTTTTCTTTAGAGCTAATAAATACATCAAAAAACCGATTAAGAGCGGCTTTTTCTCGGCCCACATCAACACCATTTTCTATTAAATGATTTTGATATGTTTCCAAAAAATTAGATCCAGTTAGTAGAATTTTTTCAGACAGCTCACCATAATAACTAGAAAATTCATAAAAACTCTGCATTAGATCTTCTACGTCCCTCATTAGATCAGAATTATCAATATCTGCCCTTTTTAAAATTTCATACATTTGAGATTCTATTTCATTTTTCATTTAAGTAATCCTTCATATTTTGTAAATTTAAAATGCTTTCTTAATAATCTAATTTTATTATTAGAATTTTCATAAATCCAAAATAAAATATTCTCTACCTGTTTTCCCATGAACTCTATAGTATAAAGTTTATTGCTTTCATTTATTATTGGGTGTCCAGTTTTACAATTTGTTGTAATTTGACCAACTAACCACTCTAAAAATAAGACTGAGCCAGAACAAATATTTAATCTCATCTTTTGATTATGTTTGTGCCACCCAATACTACCATCTCCATCAAAATACCCTCTTATGTAGTGACTTATAAATTTCTCAGGCACTTGCTTCGGCGGCTCTAAAATTAAAGATTTATTAGGAATAATATTAAAGTGTTTTTTTAAGTCATCAATCATCTGTTTAGAGTTTATATGGACAGATGAATAATGGAACTTTTCTCTTTTTCTATTGCTAATTTTATTATTTCCATTTATAATTTTAACAAAATTTCTTATATGATCCTTATCAACTCTAGAAAGTTCTATTCCAAGTTGATATTTGCTTATCCAACCGTCTGCTGCTATAAATCCTGCCCAATAACAAGACTCTGAAGTATATTTCGAGAAAAAATTATCGTCTTGATATCGAATTTTCTTTTTCTTAACCCCAAGCTTTTTAAAATTGTCTAATAGCGTCCAAATCGAAACATCGTATTTTTTCGCCAGATCTTTCAAATAAGCTCCTGACAAATATTCTTTAGAGATATTACTATAATTGAGGTCAAAACCGCTTCTTCCTGGAGATTTTCTCATTTACTTAAACTCAAAGCAGTATGTCTATGTAGTCAATAGGCCGACACTGACATCAATAAAAATCCAATTAACAGGATAGTTTGGCTGTAACTCTACAGCAATATTCCATTGTGATGGATCAACTGAATCTCTTGCGATAGTAAGATTTCTAAAATCTGTGATAATATTTTCAGAGATAAAAGCAGTTATTGTACTAATTGCCAAAGCAGTAAGTGAAGGCACAAGAGTTGGATCTTCTGGCTGTCCAACGAATGATAAGAAAACTGACCTAAATACTTGCGCCACCCTATCTCTGATAAATACAATAGAGGGTTCTACTTCTTCTGTGCGGCCACTTGATGTAGTTGTCTTACAATGCATCATTCTGCCACCACCAGTAACAGGCTCAAGTAATGTAATACCAGCATTTCCTAAAGCATCTTGAATAACTCTAGTATATACTCTTGTATTTGGAATTGAGAATCCAATAAGTGTTTTATAAGTTCCTGGCATGGCTAGATTTGTTGTACCACTAAACCAGCCACCAAGTGCTGCCGCCATCCAGAATCCATCAATGGTAGTTCTTGTGCCAGCAATAACCCTAAAAATTTGATCAGGATATAGATAAATTACGCGGAATGATGTGCCAAAGTTTGAACTAACACTGTAGTTAGCGAGGTCTTCAGTATTTCCGGCTAATACTTCTGCGGCAGAATCACCCTGAATTCCTTCAAGAACTCCAATATCTTCAACAGCCGCATTTGACTGACCAAGAACATTGGCCGTAGTTAAGCCACTGATGGCTCCCATAATCATCATTCTTTCTTTTTTATAATATGTAGAAGACATCTGTTCACAATGAACTCTCAGTGCTTGTTGAACAGCACTATAAGTTTGAGTTGGGAATGCTGTAACGATAGATACATCTTGAGTTTCAAGTGCGGCTAAGGCAGCAGACCAATTAGAGTCATAAAAATCACTATCAGTCTCATCAATATAAGTAACTTTTAGCCCCCTTTGTGCTGGAAGAGCCAAGTCAGTTGTTAATAATATTCTCTGTGATGTTCCCGAAGTGGCTACTAATTGCCATTGTGCATCTGTTTCACTAACAAAAGCACCAACATTTCTAGTAAGAACAACTGATGTTCCGCTATTTATAGATAAAATTGTAAATCTGCCTGTATTGGCAGCTAAAACATTTTGCAAGTCTATGCTTTTTCCAATATCATTGGCGCTAAATGAAGCAGAAGGACTAATAAAAGTACAAGTTAAACCGGCTAAAATAGGAGTTATTCTACCATCGAAACCATTTCCATCAATCTTATCATCGGAAACAACGGTATAACTATATGTATAGCTAGAAACGGCTGGATTCATAAAAGCAGCCATTAAGTTTGTCGAACTTCCAGTATCTTCGTAATTAGCAAAAGCAGTGGTAATAGCTGAACTATAGAATTGTACAGCATTTGGGAAAATTTGTGTTTCTACACCAGCAGAAGTCAAAATGAAGAAATTAATTGAAGTTCCCTGTTTCGGCTTTCCTGGCGCAGCAATATCAAAAATCAAATCATCGGCAAGAGCAGTACCACGAGCACCACCTTGACCAGTTGTCGCATCACGAGCAGGAAGAATCACTTCCGTTGTCCTTCTTGGAAGCGCAGGTTTTGCTTGTACAGCCATAACTGATGGCGCTCCATTTTCATAAGCTAATTGAGCAGCTAAAGAAAGAGTATTTGTTTCACTAGCGGCACCGTGTTTTCTAAATAGTTCTGAAGGTTCCGTAAAAATCTCGGGATCTTCTAAATCTATCTCTGCGATATATTCAGATTTAAGTTCATCACGCCCCTGTAAAACATTACTAGAGACATTTACAGTGAAATAATCACCAGCCCTAAAAACATCATTTGGAGCTAAGTTAAAAATGGAAAATTGTAATATACTATTATTTACAGAATATCCATCACTCTTCCATTGATAATCTTGACCATAGGAATCTACTTGTCCACCAGAGACACTTCCTGTTGCAGTAAATGTTGCTTGGCCCCTAATTGGGTTTCCGTTTCCGTCTTGAAGTGTACTAATACACTTAATAGTCCATGTTTCAGCAGGAGCATTTGCATCTTGAACACTAATACTCGAAAGATAACCATCTCCACGATTTGTAGTAGCAGCTAAATACTGCGTCCCTCCTTGATATTCTAAGGCAGCGCCTTGAAGCTCAATAAAGCCCGTTGTATTATCAACTCTGGCATCATATATATCATCGAAAGTAGTCGTAACATCAATTGCCTCTTCTAAGACATTTAATTGCTGACTATTTATATATAAATCTGTTCTACCTGCTACGATATTTGTATTAGCAAGTTTAAAATATCTACCATAGCCATCACTTGATGTGGCAGTAGTAGTATAATCTGGTTTGAAACCATCAGCACCTCCACCATTAGCAGAAGCTACTATAATTTCTTCTCTTCTTCCTTCTCCGATAATTGCCAGAGTTCTTATACCACCTGGAATGGATAAAGCTCTCTGTAGTGTGCGTACACGAGATATTGTACTTGGTTGAAAATAACCTGATATACCTGGAACATTTGGCATTTTTAAAAATCCTCCTGTGAACATAAAACTCTTCAAGGATATGTGTTATTATTAATAGAACTTTCTTGATTAATAAATAAAATCTCGTACTTAAAAAAAGACTGTTTTGTACTATTAATAAATGAGTATAATAATATGAAATGTTTAAATTGTAAATCAGTAATACCATCTCAAATCAAAATCAAAAATAAGATCGTCAGACTGACATCACGAAAGTTTTGTTTAGAGTGTTCTCCGCTTGGATCCAGAAACACAAGGCAGTATATTATAGATACTAAAGATAATGAGTCTTATTGCCCAAGATGTCAAAAAATCAAAGAAATTGGTGAATTCTATAATATTAATAATAGAGTGGCCTCTTATTGTAAATTATGTCAACAGGATGTAAAAAAGATTAAGGCAGAAGAAAAACTACATTCTCTTATTGAGATGAAAGGAAGTATTTGTGTAGATTGTGAGATAGTATTTCCCACACCAGTATATGTATTTTATAATGGCAAAAAGAAATTTCCTGTAAGTAAAATACAACATCTTTCTATGAAAAAACTAATAGAAAAACTTGAAAATTATTTTTTGATTTGTAGGAATTGTAAAGCAGTAAGGGAATGGATTGCATCAAATTGAGTTTTATGATAAGATTAATTGATCTGTAACTGACACGCCAGAGAATCCATAATCAACATCAAAAAGCCCGTACTCAAAACAAAAATTAATAACTTCTGTAAGGCTAGTTACTGGAATTTGTCTACGCCATTCTGAATAAGTTTCCACAGTAATTGATTGCATATATATATTTTCATTACCATATTTTTCTTCTGATTCGGCTCCGTATGATACACCCTTAATAAATAAACCACCACGATAAAGTTTTTCTCTAGCGACATTGATTAAAAAAGACGCCACAATGTCTGCCAACTCTTCTCTGTCTGGAATACTTTCTGTAGAGATTTTTACATCAAAAGATTGCTCCCAAGCACCAGCCATAATCTTATGTGTTGGAACTCTAACATAAGACTCATTTCCATAACCGTCCATAACCAAATCAACTCTATATTTAGTTGTCTGATCATTTTGATTAAAACTTATTGGCTTATATCTTGCACTAGAATGTCTAACTGTAATAGATGGCCAATATCTTTTATCCATCCGAAATATGTCTCCAATATGTATTCTT